CAGGCCCGTAAGCGTCGGCCCGTGCGGATTCTACAACTAGGCCGTTCGTTAGCACATCGCCGGGGGCCAAGTGCTGTAGTTCTTGCCAGCGGCCATCGCTGCGCAGGAATCGGTGATTGGCGGCGAACCTGCCCATGCGCCCGTTGGAAAGCACAAGCAGCCATCGGTGGTTTGTGCCCATAACTGCGTGCGTGACTTCCTCCACGCATTCACACCCTGCGTCTTCGTCCCAGGCTACAACACGGTCGCCAACACGGATAGCGCCAGCAGGCCTCTCGGTGCCATCGGCCATGAGCAGGGGCACATCAGGAGCAGGACAGGCACCACCGCCTCCAGTTCCGCCTCCAGTTCCGCCACCCGTTGACCCCGTGATACCTGACGGCCAAGCCGTACCGTTGTCCGTGAGCGCGGTCCCAATAGTCCACCCGGACGCCGCGTAGAAGCAGTGGGTATCGCTAGACCCAGCCACGCCGTAGAGCGTGACCTTGCACGCCGGGACTCCTGGCAGCGCGGACTCGGCAATAACCTGTGTGGCATAGGACGCATTCCCAGCGTCCGAATCACTCGTAGGGTTGTAGTAGATTCGATCCGGCAGTGGGCAGTAGTAGACACCCTGTGCGGTCAGCGTGGCCGTTGTGCCAGCGACGGACTGGCTGAACAGCTCGATCTTGGCGTATGAGAGTCCGTCCAGATTATCCGTGTATGAACTTGGTGCCAGCTTGAGATCAAGACGCCCCGTGTAGGGGCTGTCCGTCTGGTAGAGCGTTGGCGTGACGGTGAGCCGAGAGATGTTGGGGCGTCCGCCATTGGTACCAGGGTCGTTACTGCCACGGTAGAAGCACCGGAAGGATGTGCCGGGCTGCCCATTGTCACCGATGGCGCTCATGGAACGGGCGGTAAGGGCAGACAATTCATAGCCTGCGAGATTGACACCATAGCCGAGTTCCATTAGCGCGGTGAATGTTTTGCCACCAATCGCGGTCGAAGGGAATCCATTCGCGCTGATCCTGAAACCGATGGGCGCCGAGATGGCCGTGCCCGCATGGTATCCGTTCTCGTCCGAACCGCTCCGAATGTCCAGCGAGTAGAGCAGCGGCACCCGCGCCACGAGGGCCTGGAGCGTGCCGTCCACGATCATTGAGGCGTCGGCCATGCGGCGGAGGTAGAAGCGGTTGAAATAGCCAGCACCTGTCGTGCCTACATCAATGGCCAGCATCACAATAATTTTCACATGCCCAGCAGGAACTGTTAGGCTTGTTTTGAGAATTTCAGTCGCACCAGCAGTGCAGGAGTTAGTCCAGAAGTTTTGGTATGAAGATCCATCAGCATTCTGCGTCTGGAGAACAACTCTCAGATTGCAGCTTCCTGGGTCGGCATACCATCCAAGGCACTGAAAGAAATACTGATCATTTTCAGCAACCTTTACTTCAGCAATAGTGAAGTACGATCCGTTTAGATGGTCAATATATCTTGCCCAACCATACGGCGCGATCGTCGTGTACCCAGCTCCTAAATTCCACAGGCAAACCCCTTCGTATGAACCTGCGGGGGGATCGGAAATTTCTCCGTTCGGGTTGGGTATCAAATTGTCGAAGTTTGAAACCACCAACTGATTCGCAAACAACTTCCCGAAGAGCCCCGTTGCCGCCACCAGCACATCCGTCCACGCCGTGCCCGCCGCGTTGACCTGCACCGTGCGGGCGTCCGTGGTGATCGCGTAGTAGCCTGCGGGATAGAGCGCATTGGGCAGCACAGGCTTCGACGCATAGGCCCACGCGACCTGGTGCGGCTGGGAAGCGAGTTGAGCGGCATTGGCCTTGTTCGTGGCATCCGTCGCCGCCGTGCTGATCGCGTTCTGCGCCGTGCCCACCGCAATGGCGTTCCGCAGATCGGCGGCGGCGTTCTTCACGGCGGTCCACTTCGGGTTCCAAAGGGCCACGCGATTGCCAGTCCCGAGCGCCGTGGTGCCGCTGAGGGAGTTCCAGGCCGTGGGGCTGGTGAGCGTTGACAGGTAGGACAGCAGCGCGGAATAGGCCGTGTCATAGGTGGAGTGGCTCACGCCATAGGTTCCAGCCTTGTTCACGAGGTCCGCGTTCTCGCCTGTGATCGCGTTGTAGTCGAGGATGATCTGCGGCTTCTCGCCGACGGTAAGCGTGTCGGGGTCGTTGATGGTGTTGACGCCGGTCTGCGCTGGGATGCCCTCACTCACCCGTAGTCCGGTGAAGTAGGCGCTACCGAAGGATGACCAAGCCTCCATCTGGCAGAAACAATGAGCAGACACGGCCCCCGCCGGGACCGTTAAAGTTGCACTTCGCTTCGCCCATGCTGACCCAGCGGGTGCGGTTGCGTCATATACTCCCATGAAAAGATTGTTAGCGGCATCTCGGAAATACAGACCAAATGATGCCGCATGGGTGGTTTGTGTCGTATCAATCCATGCTTCGTAATAGATTTGCGCCCCAGGAGTGACAGGGAATCGAGTAGTGGCAATTTGATCCCGCGCTTGCGCTCGACCACAGAACAGCGTGGGGCACCCTGCGGGAGCTGAAGCCGCGGCTATCTGCGTCATGTTGGGCCAAGTGGAGTTCATGTCCTGATCGAAGTTTGGATTTGGGACGATGACACCACTCATAGCCGCATCCACTGCTGCCTTCGTTCCAAGCACAACGGTATCGGGATCTAGTTGGACTGTTCCGCCAAGAGATCTCCAACTTGACTCATTTCCACTGTGGTACACAGCCTGCACGGAGGCTTTGATATTGGCAATCGTAGTCGCAGTAGTGATACTTTTCACATAGCGATAATTCGTCAGTGTATTCGCTACGATCGCTCCCGGATCTATTTCAATAGGGGCAGTGATGTATGATGAAACATCATTTGGGTCCGTGCCAGTATAGACTACTATCCTGAATATCCTCAGCGCGGCGGGGTAGGGCTCTGTGTGAGTCCAATTGAAATCCAGCCATTTGGGGCTGAGAAGCGTAGGATTTCCGCCTGCGCTAGGACCACCACGGGGGCCGACACCACCGCCAGCATCATTATCTGTTGGGTATGTAATAATAGGCATGAACGCCCCTAAATTGGCTTGGTAGTTGTGACCGCAAGAGTGAGACTGCCCGGTGTCGTGGCAGGAATGGTTAGAGAAGCCGGTGTTCCATTTGGATCAGCAATGGTCAACGACACCTCAGTGACGAATGTATTCGTGATACCAGCGAAGAAAGCCTGCACACGAACTCTATAGTCACCGGGAAGAACTTCGTCGGCTGACGCGGATGATCCGGCCACTTGCATCTGAACAAATGGCCGGTAGTCGCGAGAGTAAGCACACTCATACCCTACCGCCATCGTATTATTCGGCCAAGATACATCCAACTGAATTGCCACACGAGAATTGAGAATCTTCACATACGAACTAGTCGTTACAGGGAAAGGCGCCGCCGCAGACCTCTGCGTCAAACCCCCTGATGCTGAGATGCGAAGTCCGCTCTCATAACTGTACTTAGCCGGATCATGCAGAAGGGCGGTGACCTCGTAATCTACTGGCCCTGCTTCACGGATACCAAGAACTCTATACAGAGCCATGTTTGTTGATAACTGCAGAATCCACATCGTTTCTGGAATATCAGAAAATGGGGAGGATACTGTCAGCGAACTCGTTGCGCCGGTGCCGTTGGTGACGGTTCTTGATTCCACGACACCGCTCGGCAGTGTGCATTTAAGCGTATAGGTTCCAGCTACCAGTGTGATTGTGTCGTCTAAAAGCACAGTTGATGCAGTGGTTCCTGGCAGCACACGACCGCCCATGCGCGTTTTCCCAGCTCTGAACGGGTCGGCTATCTGTATGATATCTCCAGGTCGGCAGGCCGCGCCCTCCATTCCAGCGCGGAATGTCACAACTTCAGTTTCAAGAAGTTCTGTAGCTAAGGTCCATAAACCGAGTCTTCTGGCTTGCCCCTGGCTGGTGCAACCAAACGCAGTCACCTGTGTCGGCTGATAGCCGTACCTAGCCACCCCGGCGTCATCTTGGACGTATTCAACAGACTGCTGGTAGCCCATCGCTGGATTAGTCCACGCTACTAGCGCCGCAGTGTGGCGAGCTTTCTTCGCAGTGCCTGAATAAGAGAACACGCCGTCGTGAACATTGGCCGAATTAAAAATCATTACAGGAGATGCGTCAACATCTGCCACGGGGGTGACTAGCCCTCCTGCGAAATAAGCCATGCCACGGAAAATTGAGGCCATTGTCATCAGAACTTTGAGCGCGTCTTCTTGGCCCTGTATGAAGATATTGCATGAGAATCTTGGCTCCCACCCGCCATTTCCATCCGGAATAAGCGTTTCGTCACACAACTTTGAAATGTAGTATAGAGCCCACTTATCCAAAGAAGAGGCGTCCAAGTATGATCCAGCCCCATAGCGTGTATTGACTGCGATGTCGTAGAAAATCCACGCTGGATTACAGGTCCACGCTTCTTCCTCTTTGAACAGTCCATCCCACACACCAGTATAGACACCAGGAGTCCAGATACCTGTTTCCTCATTCATGAATGCGGGGGTGTAGTTAGAAGGGATCTTTACTAATCGGAGATAGTATTCTGCTGAAAGCCGTGGAACGCTGCGGAACTGCTTCGCATCCACTTTCAGGGCCATCATTGCAGTGTTAGGATACCGAAGCAGGGCATCTGTGATCTCTGTCAATGACTTCCAATTAGTCAGATTCTGGGTGTAACCATCAGTGGGATCAGCAGTGACGCGAACTACCCTGATCTGCCATGCACCAGTTCCGACATTGGGAAGATCTATTCTATACGATTTGACATATTCGTCACCGAACTTATCAGCGACAATTCCGTCGTTATGGATGGTGGCCTTAGTGAAGACACTGCCATTGTAACCAGATCTATAGATCCAGATTTCAATCTGGCAAGACGAACCAGACTCGGACCCAGTATTCTTGTCGATTACTTTCAGAGTGGGAATTGAAATTGATACACGGACAGCAGAAATATTCTGGGTGATCATCGTTCGCGTCTGGGGCGCGGCGTGCGTCACAGCGAAGGGTAGATTCAACTCTGAAGTTCTAACAGCTTCCACGTCCGGGAAGTCTGGAATCATGGCTTGGTCGTTGTAGCCTGCGGTGAGCGCCAAGGCCACACCCTTGAAATTCATTCCGGCAGGTCCTTGAACGGGGTTGTCGTCTAAATAAACAGATTTAAGCCCATTGACCAAACCTCCGATTGGGCCCTCGCACACTGCGACAAGCATCCGGGCCATCTCAGTATTGGCGTCTGTTGCAAGATTTACGCCGCCGCCAGAACCGCCAGAACCGCCAGAACCGCCAGGCCAGTTGGGGTCATCTAAAAACCAAGAATTCATTGGCATTAGAACCTCTAGACAATCGCCGCAGGCGCAAGAGCCCACATCCAAGGTGCAGTTCTTCCATCGCCATTACGAGTGCCAATTTCATCAGCCGCCAGCCCGCCCAAGCCTTTCGGAGTCCACGCCTCGCTGCAGATACCCAGTGATACGATGGCTCCGCCAACACGAAGTTTTCCGTAACCTAACCCGACAGGATTTCCCTGCCCGATTGTTAGATGAGGAGATGAAAAGGCGAAAGTCGGCTTATCTGCAGGGCCTTTGTTGTTGCTTCCTGCGTCAATGCTTTGGTTTCCCGCTACGAGCTGGGCCACACCCCCAAGAACCATTGCCGTTCCCATATTGATGGCCATAGCAGAAAGCCAGTTGTTCGCTGCCGCCTGATACCAGTAAGTGCCTGACCCGCCTGTGAAGTAGACAAGCGCTATAAGCGCGACGCCCATAAGAATCTGGCCGAAAACATTCTTTGCTCCTACGATACATGGAACAATACGGATGGTCTCGCCCCCATGAGGTAGGAAGATCTGCTCTTCTCCAAGAGACGCTGCCCCGATGCGAATTCTGTATCCGTATTCGTAATTAATCATTGCTTCTTTGAACCCCTCAAGCTGGCAGCTTAGAGCTCTAATTGCTTCCTGTGGGGAACTCACAGCCAAGCGGAAACTTGCTCCGAACTTGGCGCGAAGGTGGCCATACAGTCTGATCTCAGTGATTTCAGTCATGGCGCACCACCATCCTGGTCCGTCCCTGCCAGTGTCCATCATACTCGTCAATGCGAGAAAGACGGTTTGGCAGGTGATGAAGTATCTTACCATGTCCCACATAGATAGCACAATGGTTAATAGTTAGAGCCGCAACTTCCATGAGAAGCCCATCGCCTTCACGCAGATCTTTGATGTTGATTTCGTAATACCCCGCTGCAAGAAGATTATCTAGATGAGGAGTTTCGCCGTGTTCCCAAAACTTATCACTACGCAGAAAGTCTGGTAGTTCACGATCATTGGCAAGGGCATACCACTCGCGTGCAATTGACCAACAATCGTCCACGCCAAACACAAATTGACGGCCCTCAATAGATCTCCCAACTGGATCTATGCGGCTCCACGCTTGGCTTGCATCAGTGACCACCCACCAGGGCACACCTGTCGCATTGCAACTTTTCACATCAGTGGCACTGGGGCGGACGTCTCCACCGACGTGACTATGGATATACCCAATCAGTCTACCCTCGTCCTGCGCGGCCACCAAACTATCAGGGCACAGATCAAGTTCATCTTCTACAGTTGAAAGATTCTTACAACGACGATACTCTGCGGTTCCTTTGATATCAATAACAACTCCGACAGATTCCATGGGGGACATCTCCATGGCGTGGATGTGTGCTTTTGATAGAAGCTCTGGGGTCATCGCACCAGCCCCGCGCCCGGAAATCCTCCATAAGGAAGCGGGGTGGTGGGGGAGAAGTGCTGTAGGCACCCGCCGTCACCAGTTGCGTCGTTCAGGGTTTTATTGCAGGTAGCCAGAACTCCCGAGTAAGTGCATTCGTATCCCTTGTAGACCCAAGGACAGATGGTTGCCTGGATAACCCTGCGCGGAAGTTTGAGACCCTGCGCGTCCATCTTGCTGGCAAGTTCAAAGGAGATGAAATCCTTTGTTTCAAGGGCCTTGCGTTCTATGACGAATACGTCGTCAGGCAGGTAGGCATTAGGATTTGGGCTTGAACCTGTGGGGAGGAACTTGGCGAGCGTCCTCTTTCTTATGAGCGTCGCCCCCACCAAATCGTCGTAGTCTCGGATCATCAACCCAATCAGTCCATCAACAGCCGCAACTGTGATCTTTGGGCGAGGCAGTGTGCCCTTCCCGGTTATTTCAAACCCATCCGCCTTGATCGGGAATGCCTGATAGGTATTGTTCTGCCAGACGATGTCGGCCCACACATCGTTCGTTCCGGCGTGGAAATAAGTTAGGCCGCCCCCGATGCTTGGATCGCTAGCGTCGAGAACGAACAGTTCAATAATGGCGCCTGGATCAAGACTTGCTATTTCCCTGCGCGGCGTGGGATCAACATACCCGGGATCTAAGCGAGAAAGTGTCACATCGGCACCTGCTCAAATACACCAGAAATGGACACTTGATTGAAACTGTTCTCTGTGCGCTTCCAGTTGTCGCAAATGAACTTGTGTGAAGTTCCGTTCGGGGGCGTCCAGTCGAATGGCGTGGTCCCATACTGCGCCTCAAGAAAGGCTTCAATGGCATTTGCCTCAGCGGTTGTCCGGTTATTGAATTCAACTGACCACTTGGCGAGACTCGTGTTCAGCCCATCTCGGGCACGCTGGGCATACCCATCGCCGAACTGCGCTTTTATGACTCGCAACTTTTTGTCATCAGAAGTTCCAGTTGAGGGCAGCCAAGTGAAAGTAGCCATAGATTACCGTCCATTCACAAAGTCGTAGATTATCCCATTGGGGCGCTGCTCGTCTATGATTACTTCTCGCATCTTAGCTGCAAGACTGCGGGCCATTGTGATACTCTGATCATTAGAGCCACTTTCCTGGGTTTGGGCGCTGCCGTTGGCAGCTACACTAACGCTCAGGTAAACGTCCCCGGTGCCTCTGGGCTGTGCCGCTTTGGCTTGGCTGGTAGGCGCGCCCGCCACGCTAAAGGCCGCAGAAGCGCCACTATTTGGACCAATACTGGAAACGAGGGTTCCTGGAACATACGGGAACGATATGCCTGTTCCTGTTCCTGTTCCTGTTCCTGTTCCTGTTCCTCCAGAGGCAGGGGTGCTGCCATTGAAGTATGATGCGAAGGTGGCAAAGAAGCCCGCGCCTCCGCCCTTGGTGAGTGAGGTCAATGAAGCTGCCAGTGCATCCATGATCGGCTTCATGATCATTGCCTTTATGATCGCCACTTCCATGTCACGAACCATGCTAGAGAACATCTTGTGCCAGTTTGTGGAAGTGCCGTTGAAGAAGTCAGCAAGTAAGGTGGATGTCTGATCTGTGTAACCTTTGACAGCCTCACCCATGGCAGCCCACGCTGAACCGCTCGCTTCTTTGAGCTTGATGAGAGAACGCTGGTATGTGACCAAGTCTCCCCCATTCTTCCGATAAGCTTCCAACTGCGCCACTTCCCGCGCATAGGTTTCTTCTGGAGTGGAAATAGCGGAAAGTCTACCTCCGCTACGAGCGTTGGCAGCATCGAACCTAGATTTCATTGCTTTTTCAGCCGAGATGATTCCTAGACGCTCCTGCTCATTTACATCCTTGATAGTCTTCAGATATATCTCGGCCTCATCATTGGCACGCCGCTTGGCCAGAATAGTGAGATTGATCTTTTCCTGAATGAGATCTAGGAACTCTGATTCTGTGATGTTTCCATCAGCGAGGTTGGCGCTACGCCACATTTCAAGCGTGATAGTTTCTTTCAGATCACGATTATACGCGTCGGAGGCTTCGCGCATCTGCTGCATATCCGAATACACATGCTCGTCTGCGTCTTCTCCAGCCGCCCGAATTATTGAAGCCTTCAGTCTAGCTTCTTCCTCCTGTCGCGCTAGTTTTAGATTATCAAGTTGATTCTTATCCAACCTGCGCCTACCAGTTTTTTCGTTCACATCGTTATACATGGCGGTCCAGTCCGCTATTTTCTTGACTGTTTCCGCTTCTAACTTTTTGAACTCCAGAGCCTGCTTATTGAGCCCAATTCCTTTCTCATCCGCATCTATGATCTTTTCGCGCATTGCGGCCATTTGCGTGATGAAGTATAGCTGGCGCTGTTTGTTCTCTGCCACAGCCTGATCATGCTCCCGATCCTTTGCATCCTGAATCATTGCCTTCTGCTTAGCATCAGTAGCGGCCTTATTATCGGCTTGAATTTTTAGGAACCACTCTCGGTGCGCCTTCAGCCGGGATAGCTCTTGTTCCATGAGCGTGGAGCTTTTCTCCATGGTAACGACATTTCCCTCAAGGATCATTTCCTGAGTTTCGTTGGCCTTATACCACGCGTCTGCTGTGAGCGCAGCAGCCTTTATTTCTGCGTCCACCTTTTCCTGAATCTTAGCGATCTGAGCATCCAGTGCCTTAACCTCAGGTGTGGCAAGCGGATCATACATCTTTTCTTTGATCTCATCTTCGGATAGTTTCTTTTTAGAGTTGGCACGGATCTTCAGATATTTTTCAACATTGCTCGTCTCTTCCATAAGAGCCTTGCCCTTATCTATCATGGAAGTATTTGCCGCTTCGGCATCTTCAATGGTGGAATCCTTTAATTTCTGATACAAGAAGATAAGACCCGTGATAGCTATCATCGCTATTCCGATTGGGCCACCAAGCGCACCGGTCACAGCCCCCCATGCAGCTTCTGCACCGGTTGATTCTGCTGTAGCAACCGCTAGTTCTTGCTTCGCTTTAGCGAGCGCTTTTACGGCGATCAAGTGCTCAGCCTTAGCAGCCGCGCCCTGCTTGTGAATGATTGTTTCTAAGAATTGGCCGTTAGCCGCCTTCTTAGCGATTTCGTAATCGGCCATTCCTGCCTCAGCCGCCGCAACAGATGCGCGAGCGCGAGCCACGGTGGCCTCCGCCATGCGAACATTTCCCATTACAGACTCATTAACCGCCGTTCTCATCGCTGCCACGGTAGTCACAAGCCAATTAGTAATCTTAACAGTGGCGAACACTGTCATAAAGAACTCTATGGGGGTGCGTGCGTCATAGGCCGCTTGGCCTAGTGTCACCAAGCCATCAATTAACGACTCCACACCGTGGCGTAGACCAGACGCGAATTCTGCCTGACCGCCAGAATCTTTCCAATCTTTCAGTGCTTCAGAAGCATTTTTGAATGCCTGAACAAGACTGAATACAACTGCTTCTGTTGCGGGGTTGAAGGTTTCCCCGAGTCTTACTTGAAGATTTTCAGTATATCGGACCATTGACAACATCTGCTTGCCAGCGGTAGTCATTGCCGCTTCATAGACACCGTAGCGTTTCGCTCCTTCACTAAGCACCGCATCCATGCGAATTTCAGCCAGCGTCTTAGCGTCTATACTTTCAACGGCGACATGATTAGCGCGGGCGTATTCATTGATGGCCGCTTTGAAATTCACCATAATGCCCATATGGCGAATGATACGAGACTCTCCAGTTGAAATACCCTGGACCAGCTTAGCAAAGGCCTCAGAGCTATTGATTCCAGCTAATGTCGCTCCATCCTGCGCCACGCGGCCTAGTTCCGCAGCTTTAGATAGATCTACCTGCGCGGCCGCCATGATCTGAATACCTTGGCGAGCTCGCAAAGCGCTGATGCCTGTTTGTTCCATCTTATCCTGGATAACCTGCATCGCCTCGCCAGTGATGCCCGCGTTGTTGGCCATCACAGTCATGGTAGCGCCGAGCATCTCGTATCGTGCCCCTAACAATGCGACATTTTTGACAGCATCTATAATTACTGTGGTTGAGATAATGCCGGCGAGTTTGCCATACACTGACGCTAAAAGATCAGCAGAATCAGCCGCCTTATCACTGGCATTTTTCAACGACAAGAGGGCCGCCTCAGCTTGACTAACTGGGCGGCCGTCAACTTCTATGACCAGGGTAGATACGTCAGCCATTGTTCATAGTCCTTATAAACATTAAGTCTAGACCACGAATGCAGGCGAATTCAAAGGCCCCCAGCCTTATTCCTCGTAACTGCGACCAAGCCAAGATCTCTGTGCAGGGGAGTGGATTGGCTCCCATTCCGTTGCTTTGGCGCCCGAGACTGATTTCGCAAAACCAGTTCCAAATTTCTACACACTGGTACGGCATTGGAGGCGGAAGAAACTCACTGACATCGACGCCCTGATCCCGCAGAAACTTGACATGCTCCCGTAGCGTGCCACCTGTTTTCTGCGGGACATCAAGAGCGAATGATTTCTCAGCGAATTCATTTAACTTCAGCCTCAGTCCTTGAAAAAAAGTTTGCGGCTCCCAGTGGCCTTGTTGACCTGATCACGGATCGTGGGAACCTTGGAATAGATCATTCGGGCGTTCTCTGGGGAAAACTCCAGTTCCTCACCCTTCCAGACCATGTTCTTCCACCCAGTGGTGCAAACGACCAGCAGATCCAGGAAACTTTCCCGGTTCTGCTGGGCGTCAAACTCTGGAATGACCATCTCACCATCACCCTTCGTCATTTCTTTGAAACGGAGCGCCTGCTGCTTATCCAGACAAGCCTGGGCAGCGGTGGAGTCCGTGCCAACCACGAAGATGGAGACGTCGGTCGGCTCCCCCGTTACGGGGTGCTTGATGACGACTTCAGCCGGGATGTTGGCTTTATCGGAGGTGTAGTTGAAAAGGTCCAAAGACATGGTATTCTCCTATGAGGGTTGAGTGGGAAATTAGGTGCGCGAAATGCCAATGTTGGTGGACTGAAGGGAGATGTCCCCGGCACCCGAGCCGGGGGCAGCAGCAGTCTGAGCCACCATCGTGGAGCCTACAGGAACGATGACGGTCAACACAGTGGCCGACACGGCCGACACGACCCAGTCTCCATTGTTTCCAGGGGTCGTGGCGTTCTTGAGCGTGATGATGTCGCCGACATTGAACCCTTCGGTGATGAAACTAGTGAACGAACCTCCGACAGCCTTTGTGAGCGTGGCCGTGAGAGCAGTCGTGGTGGGGGCAGCCGCGCTTATTGCGAGTGTGGTCCCAGCGGCAGAGGAAATGGCATTGTCATGCAGTGCCGTGAACGGCAGTGTCATGATGGTCGCGCCGTCCTTGGGAGGTGCGATTTCTGCCCCCGTGTATTTGATGCGCGGCAGATTGATGGTGAATGCACCGCCCGCTGGGTCAACCAACGTCATGTTAAGAGAACTCTCGGTTTCGTTCAGAAACTTATTCAGAAGAACCAAGTCCTTGAACAGAGCCGTGATGGTTCCAGTGACGGCGGAGCGCCCATTGAAAGTGGCCGGGGAGGTGTTGGATCCGATCACTCCCACCTGACCGATGCCATTGTCCAGATTGATGTCGCAGCCGGTGACGTAGGCGATGGCCGTGCCGCCCTCAGTGATCGTTCCACCCGCGTAGCTCACCGGACTAGAAGTCCCAGCAGCGACAGTGCTATTGATGGCCTGAACAGTGCCCGCAGTGGCATCCTGTCCGAGGATATCAAAGGAGATGCCCACCATGGCACCGGGTTTGATGGTAAG